TCTCCTAAATGCTCTTTTAAATGAGTTATTTCGGCTATTAAAATTAAATTATCGTCTATTATAGAAGAGTCCATAGTAGCGTGACTCATAGCCATTGCAGTAACTTCTGCTGCAGTAATTAAATTCGGGTATTGTCTAAAGTCTGTTGCCGCCATCTTTCGGGTTTAAATTAGTTAAATAAACATCTTCTAAGTCAGGTCTTTCCTCTAAACCAATCAAGGCTCTTAACTCATTTATATCAGCAATTTGTTTAATATCAATATCTGCAGCAAAACCTATAGGAGACTCAAATTGAACCTCTAAAGATGAAGCGTCTAAGTTAAGAACCTTTCCTATTGCATCTCTCATAGGCTTAAATACCTGTTCTATAGTATCTTGAATAACTGTTCTCATAACTAAGTCGTAAGATATTCTAATCTCACTACCTGTATTATTCATTTTACCACTAGAAACAATACCTGATAATGCAGGTTGCCATCTGTGAGCTGTTACTATATTATTACGGGTAAGTTCTTGATACTCCATAAAACTTCCGTCTTTATCATCTTTAAGTATTTGCACGTTAGAGCTTCCACCACTACCGTCTTTTACTAAAAACAATATTTTTCCGTTATTACCTTCGCCTGTAAGCTTGTCTTGAGCTAAAGATATTAATTCTTCAGCCTCACCATCACTCATTGAGCCTTCTATTTCTATAATAGCTGAAGGCATAAATCCATTTTCAAATTTAGAGCGATTATATTTTTGTATTAAATAATCTATTTCTATAGAACCACTTTCTGCTGCAGCTATATAGTCAGGTATACCATATCTTTGAAATCCACTCTCGTAATCTTTAAACATCATAACTGAGCGGCCATTTTTAAAGTTAGGGAACATTGGAACTCTTCTAACCTTTTTTTTATCTTCTACATCATAATGAGTCCAATCAGGGTTTATAAAAACAGATTCTAAATTTTTTCCAACTCTAACCATTGTTGAGTCAATGTGATACATGTTTACACCACCATCATATTGAACCAACTCTATATAAGAATTACCAAAAGTATAAAAATCATCTACAACTAACCTAAAAAGGTTTCTTAGAGATTGACCTAAAGGATTAACCTCTTTTATGTATTCTTCTAACTTAGAATTTATTGTAGTTATTTTGCTACCTGCAGTATAAGTAGCTTTTTGAGATAGTATAGCTCTGTGTGTACTAGACTTTCTTTTCAACTCAGCTAAATACTGAGGAAATAAATTATCATCACCAAAGCGATAATACTCTTTTGATGTTAGATTATATTGCTTTTCAATAAAGTTGGGCATAGGAGCTAAGTTTACTATATCAAACTTAACTTTTCCTGTAGCCTTTCTGTTAATAACATCAGAGCTGTTGGCAACAAATCTACCTTTGGAATCTCTTTTTCTTTTAGTCACAATAAAAGATTTATACAAATATAAGAAATTTAAGGGGTACTACTTCGTTCCCCCTTAAAAATCTATATATTAATTAGTATTAAGCTAATCTAATTGGAGCAGAGCCTTGAAAAGATTTAAACTTTAAAGTAGCTCCGTTTTTATCAGTCATAGCAGCTCCTGAGTCAAACTCAATAGAGTCTAAGAATAAACAAAAGTCAGTATAGTAATAACCGCTTTGGTCATTAGCTCCTGAGTAAGCTGTTCCTATAATTCCTGTGTGCTTATCCCACCCAACTAAATATTCAACAGGTTCAACTCCATCAGCAGCGTTATCATCTTGACTGTCACCACCTAAATCCGTTTCAAAAGGAGTTGTAGGTTTGTGTTTGTCATACATTCTAACTGCAGCGTGAAGAGGTTCACCTCTAAAAGACTCTAATTTTCCACCAATAGTAGAGCTAATATGAGGAACATAAAGCTCTATATTAATGTCATACATTGCTAAACCTTTTTCTTGAGTTAAAGAGTAAGTCATTTTAGACTTTTCTCTTTCTGTGCGAAGAGTAACGTGTCCTTGAGGAAATCTGTGGTCGTCACCGCTATAATTGTAGTTGTCTGAAGGCATAGTGAAAACGTGGTCAGCAGGGTTAGCGCCACCATCCGTAAAAGTTCCTTTCAAGTCTACAGTAGCAATAGGGGTGTTCGGGTCATGAACATTTCCTGCTCTAAAAACAACAACCTCAGCAACACCAGGAACGACATTGTTGTGGTCGTATATACCGTGGTGTGAGGCACGCATATTTATATTTTGTATAGCCATTTTTCTTTTTTTTTACTATATTATTATTAAGCCCACTGACCTGGAGGTACAGCTTGAACACAAGAAAATTTAACTGTAGCTCCGTTTTGGTCTTGAAGAGCAGAACCTGTATCAAACTCAATACTTTCAAGAACTAAAGGGAAGTCTGTGTGAGTTGCGCTTTCAGCTAAAACATTATCCCAACCAACTAAAAATGGTCGACCTGGTTTAGTTTGACCTGCTCCATTATGAAAATCCCACAAGTAAACCTCAGCTCTTAAACCGTCTTGTTTAGCGTATTCGTGCATTCTTTCTAAATACTCTCCACTAACTCTAGGTAAGTAACCTTCAATAGTAATATTGTAAAGAGTTAAAGAGTCTGTTTTTTCTGATGTCACAGTCATTTTAGCTGATTCTTTTTCAAAGTCAAGTGTAACTAAGTTTGTTGTGCCTATAACACCTGTAACAACTCCTGTAGCAGAAACAGCGTTAGTTGCCGTACCGCCATCAGCCCCATTAGGGCAAACAACCATGCTTCGTACACCACCTTTTGCAAAGTGGTCATCGTTTGTAACGTATATATTTCCTATAGCCATTTTATTTTATTTTATAAAGTTAAAAAAAAAGGGAGAGG